ATATTGTATCAGGTATGCCATATGAAGTTATTAATGCTCTTAACCCAGCAAGAGTTCCTTTTGATTTTAGTAAATATGGAATATTGTGATATATTCTTTTATATAAGGATTTATTAGTATCATTCATTGATACAACATCGTTTGATGCTGATATTAATGTATCTACAAATTCCATTCCTTTAGGGGTTGGTGTTGTTGTAGAAATTTCAGGGAATGGAAATAAACTACCACTAGGTGTAATTCCTAAAAATGTTGTGTATAATTCTTGATTTGAAAAATTATTTTGATATAATTTAAGACCAAAATCTTTAATAGCATCTGATACTAAATCTTTAGAAACACCAAAACCTAATCTATTATCTGCATTATATTTTTGAGTAATATCTTTTGTATACATCCAAATATTATCATAATATTGGGCAACCATATCAACAAATAAATCATATTGTTGGTTTGCAGGATCTATTCTTAAATACTCAGGTATTGCTTTTTTAAGTTCATCTGGGTTTGCATTATCAAAATTAGATGCGGATAAAAGTAAACCACCAAAATTTGAACTTTGCTCATTTGTACTACCTAACCAAGTTAATACTTCAGCACTTCCAGTTGACATTAAGGTATAAGGTAGTTCTGAGTTAGATTTAGGGTATGAAGTAGAAGAACCACTACTATAATACATAAAATACTCAAATTTATCAAAACTTTTGATTGTATTTTTAATTTTATTTTCTTCTATAAGTTGGTTTGATGTTGAGTTAGATATTTGGTTTAGATCTAATAGTGTATTACTTGCGGATTCAATTAATCCTACTTTATGATAAAAATTTTCTATACGAGTTTGTATTGAACTAAAATGAATAAATTCTGAGAAATCCGTATAATTTATACTAATGTTAATTGATTTTTCTTCTAAGAGACTGTCTAATTGATTTTGAGAACTAGAAGGGGCATTAGATATAATATCTGTGTAAGATAAATTTTCTGAAGAATTATTTATTTGATCTTTAAGAGGTATTGAAAAATTAGGACCTTCAATTGATTCAAAATCTGTAAAAACTTCTGGGGTGTATCCAAAATTAATTTGGTAATTTTCTGGTTCATTTAATGTTGTAACAATCCAAAGTTCGTCATTTGAGTCAAATTGAGTAGGTAAAGGTTCATATAATTTAATTAAGACAGTAGGATTTTCAATATCTTCTTCATCTAGTTTAATATTGTTTGCTATTATTAAATTATTTTCTCCAAAATTAAGATAGAAATCTACAAAATAATTTTTATCTTCTCTAAAATCTATAAATAGATTAGTTTCTTCAATTATAGAAATAGGGTCTATTATATTACTATCTAACCTTATTTCCGTTCTATCAGATGATATTTCAGATATATAATATTTAGTAAATTGATCACCTATGTGTCTTAATAAAAAATTGTAAGAAGAAATATATGATCCTTCTACTAAGTTTAAATCAATTAAATCATTTTCAGGAGAAATATTTAACTGAGTAATTATATCTTCTTCAGAATTATTATTTTCTCCAACAGAGTAATTAAGGAAATTGTAATTTGATGATAATATATTTCCATTTAAATCATAAGCAAAAAATTCAATATAACCTGATTGATTTATAAAAGTATTAACATCAAAAACAGATATAAGATTAGTATCTTTATTATCGTATGTTTGAAGTTGAAATTGATTTGATGATATTTGTAATGTTTCCGCCATTTATTTTATAGTTGTCCGTCTCCTCCTTCTTTTAAATTATTTCTTGTAAGTTTTAATACTTTCATTAAATCTCTTTGATCTTTAGCACTTGATCTTTTATCTATATCTTTTTTCCATTGAGAAAATTTTCTAGGACTTGATTCATTTCTTTCCTTTTCATATGCTTGTCTTAAATCCCTTAAAGGGCCTCCTACTTTATTATTTTCTAATTTACCTTCATCAAATAAAGTATTCACATTTTTCTTTAATACTCCATAACGTATATCGGGATTTTCTACTGTTATTGGAGTTTCTGTAATTTCTTCAGGTGATGGTGTTTGTATTATTTCTTCTACTAAAGGTTTAACGGGTTCAATTTCTACTTCTTCTACTTCAGGTAAATCTTGTACTGGGGCAGGGTCTGGAAGTAAAGCATTTGCTAATTCTTGTTGGGTTTGTAAAAGTTCTTTTCTTAATGTAGCTATTTCTGCCTGTAAAGCAGATACTAATTCATCATTTTCTTTAAAATTAATATATTCGCCACTAGTTTTAACTAAATATTCATGAGAATCATTAGATCCTCTTTCGTTTATTTGATAAAATAATTCATTATAAATGGAGAAAAACTCTTGAACTGTAGGTTGTTCATCTAACTGTTGTTGAATTGTAGAAACACCTAGTTCCGAAAAGGAATTATCTATTGTTTTTAAATATGCCCTTTTATTAAAAACTTCTTTATTTAAATTTACATCTTCGGCCATTATAACGCATTAACTACTTTAAAATAATAATTATCATCTAATATTAATGTAGAATTTTGGATATTAGTTTTTACACAAATTTTATAATATCTTTCAGGTTCTAATCCATTCATATAAACATCAAAATAATGTCCTTCATTATCTGAACTTAATTTAGTATAATTTTCATCGTAATCTACAACATATTCATTGGTATCCAAATCTTTTATAGCATAACATGAAGATGTTGGTAAATAATTTACAGTAGTAAATTGAGATCCAGTTGCAAATACTCTAATTGGATATTTAGGTGCAACATTAAATCTAAATCTATTAACGCTTTGAGGTGTAAAATAGCCTGGGTTTTCAGCTAAAGATGTAATTAAATTAGTTGTATTTACTATACTTCCTGTAGCTGATCCAGTTAATACAGTTGAATAATCATCCCACTTGAATTGTAATTCTGGTGGGTATATTGTATTAGTGTTAACACTGTAAAACTGCATTACAGGTTGAATCTGAGTGTTAGAATTCCATTCTATAGCATCCTCCCATTTTACAATAAAACCGTTGTTATCCATAGAACCTTCATGCCAACGAGATACTACTTCTTTTACAGGGATATTAATATCTTTTTCTCCTTGAAGAGTAAATGATTGAGTAGCTTTAAAATTAACACCATTTCTAGAATGTAACCAAGCACCACCACCTTCATCTATGTAGTTGGTATTGATTGATTCTGTTATTTTATTTCCATAAAAATCTATAGGGTCAGTTGAATTAGTTTTCCAATTGTTTCCTCCTAAGAATTGGGGAGAATACCATGAACATCCATCTTGTGTTTGAGGAGAATCTAAATAAGTACCAGTTCCATTATTCCATTCTTGAGCTACTGGATATATTTCTACTTCAGCATCTTCACTAATACCCTCTGCAGTTGCTATAAAAGATCTAAAGCTAACATCCCATTCTGATCCTGATATTTTATTATTTATAATATCATTTATTTGATCTTGAGGGAATTCAACTAAAAACCTAGATACAAAAGGATAAGAATCCATTGCTATGTTTAAGTTTGAAACTTGTAATATAGGATCTATACCTGTATTCATATCAGGGTATAAAGTATCTAATGTTGCATCTTTATGTGGAAAAATTTTATATACTGCCATTTTTTAATTTTATAATGGTACTACTCTACCTTTAATATCAGTATTTGGATATTTAATCTCAAATATTGAAGGGTCTAAACTTGGATATATTACTTGATTTTGAGTTGCTCCTTCTATATCATATGCATATTGAGAATAACCTCGAGATATTCCTCTTTTATTTGATATTTTAATATTTTTTACAGTTTGTACTCCTTCTACTCTATCTAATTTTACATATAAATCATTTATTAAAATTGGTTGATTTATTTGCCATTTATCTTTATCAAAATAATCTTTTAACATATTAATACATGATAATATTACCTGGCTATTTATAAAATTAGGTAATACTATTATTTCAAAATCAAAACTTATATTTACAACATAAGCATCTTTTATTTCAATACTATCTCCTATCATTTTAAATTGAGATAGATATGTTCTTAAGTTATTTTTTAATGTAGTAGATGGTTGTGATAATTGTCCAAGTGAATTTTGTGACAAAACATACATACATAAAGTTTCGGTTGTTGTTGATTGATTATTTAGTGATGGTTTTTTTATATAGACCTTAGATAAAGTCCCATAATCTGAAGGCATACTCATAGCCCTAATTTTATAATCATTCAATGTAACTGTTCTTTGTTGAGCAGCTATCTGCATTAATGTATTTTGTCTAATTTGTTCATCTGTATCACCTGATTGTCCTCCAGTTGCAGCTTCTATATTATTAGATGCTATAGTTCCAAACACATAATCAGCTAAATTGTTATCTAAACCTACATTATTAAATTTAATATTATCTCTTGTAATGTTTGTTAAAGTTCCTGCTGGGGCATTTGCTTCTACTCCTCCTCCGGTTAAATATCTTACTGTTAAAGTAGTATTTGAAGGTGCTATACCATATGTTTTTGTAAATAAAAAGTTAGTTGGAGAATATGCTGTTGTGGTTTTATCCTGTTCAAATGGTAAACCTATACCTACATTGTTTGGGTTGGGTGTAATTAATTCATCTGTGTCTGCAGGATTACCTGCTCCAAATTGTATTTGTAAATTATTTTCTGCCGTGAATCTTGTAGTGAAACGTCTTTGTACTTTTTTTAATTGTAATAAGTATGGCACTTCACCTACATCAGCTACATTATTGGGATCATTTGTACTAGTATTTTTTATATTATCAAATACCATTTCTTGACCTAAATAATCTACCTCATTCCATATATTACCATCTGAGTCAGTAATATCTAATATTTTTATTATATTATCTCCTGTTATATTAACTGTAGAAAATTGTTGTGGGGATCCAAATGAAAAAGTTTCGGTATTAAGATTAGCTGATATTGCTTTTCTTGTCTTTTTTAATAGAAAATATGCTGGGTCAGCTCCTAAGGTTTCGTGAATTGTTATTTCGGTTGGATCTAAAGAACTAGAAAAACTAAAATCACATTTATCCTGGATTATAAAATTAACTGCTTGATTTGTAGGAGATGATAATACGGTGTTTTCTCCTACATTTAAAGTATAATTAAGATCGGGGTTATTATTTCCATCTGTGGGGACTTGTTGATATAGTGTAATTTCAGTTTGGGCAGCTGTTGTTACTTTAGGTTTATACCCAAACATATAAGCTAATTCATATAAATTATTTGTTTGTCTAGCTAATGTAATAAAATTTTCTTGGAGTTGATTATCTAAGTAAAATGACATTACATCACCTACATAAGCTGCTTGCTCCATAAACATCATTCCAGGTGATGTTGGAGAAAAATCATTATAAGTATTTGGGAAGTATGTTTGAGAAAATTCTATTAATTTAGATCTAATATCTGAAAAATCCCTATTTAAATATTTTATGTCTCTTTTTGTTTCTGCCATTACGTAAAGTCTATTTCTAATACATCATCAATATTAGTATTGATAATACTGTATGCTAAAGATATTGTTATTGTATTATTATCTTCTAACCTATATATTTCTAAATTGTCTATGTTAATATTTGAAAAAAAAGATTCTAAATTTGATGAAATTCTGTCTTTAAGAAAGTCTAAGTTATCATTAGAAATTTGTTCAAATATAAATGCTCTTAATCCTCCCCCAAATGTAGGATTTAAAGGTCTTTCCCCAGGATTAGTTAAAAAATAATTAATTAAATTAAATTTAATTGCCTCTTTTGTAGTATAATTAGGTTTAAATACACCAGGAACATTAAAGGGTAAACTTACTCCTATTGCAGCACTTTTATTAAAGTCTAATGGAAATATTTGTTTTGCTCCAAATGCCATTATTTAGTCATTAATCCCATTATTTGGTTCATATTTACTTCACCATCGGGTAAAGCTCCATTTGCTGATGTTGTATCTCCTCCACCTTGGGGGTTAAAAGGTTTATTACCAAATCCTTTAGCATGTGAGCTATTTAAATTTAATCCTGTTTCACCTATAATATCCATATATGACTGTCTTTTTTCAGCCAATGATTTTTGGGGTATTTGGGTAACTGGAGGTGGAGTTGTTGATGTAATACTTTCCTGTATTGGTTGTGTAACTACGGCTTTAGGTGCTTTAATTGCTTCTAGTAAAACTTCCTTTAGCTCTTCTTGTATAGCCTCTTTAACGGCTTCTTTTATTATTTTTTTAAGTGCTTCGGTTTTCATTGTGGTGTTTTTGATAAATACGAAATTAATATGCTTTTAAATCATTTTGTTGTATATGAAATTTTAATTCATCTATTAAAATTTGGTCATTGGAAGAAAATGATGGTTCTCCTTGTAACATTGTTATTCCTGCTTTATTTTTAGCTATTGCTTTTCTTTTTTGTATATTCCCTATAATTCCTTCTGGTGCATTTATTACTGTTAGTTCAAACCCATTTACATTATTTCTATTGGATTGCAATGTTTGTTGATCTGTGGGTTGGATTGAAGAAATTAAATTTTCATTAAGTTCTTCTTGAGATAAAGCTCCCTCTATAGCACAACCATTAACTAAACTATCTAGTAAAGATAAGTATTCTAATACTCTTTGTAAAATTTGAATTAATATAGTTAATACTAGTAAAGTTCCAGAGGATATAAGTTTATATTTTCTAAGTTCTTGTTCTATTTTATCTATTATTTTTGCAAGTGGTTTTGATACATCAGGTGCCCCAAACCCAGCAACTGGAAACATAAAATAAATCCCTTGAATTACTTGAACTGCTATTTGGGCTACTGATATTGATTTATCTATAATTTCTACTCCTACTTTGACGGTATTTAAAAAATCATAAATATTATTTAGGGCTTTTGTTAAATTATTTTTTTTCTTAATTAATTTATTTAATTCTTCTAAATCAACTGGACAGGTGGCATTCATATCTCCAAACTTTTTACCTATCATGTCTTGGGCTTTGGATATTCCAAATTGAGCTATTAAGGTTAAAACTTGAGGTATTAAAACTATTTTAATTTGTTCGACAATTTTATTCATGGCTTGTTGTTTAGCCATTTCAAAATCTGTTTCAGATAATTGAATTGCTCTAATTTGTGCTTCAGGTAACACAATTTCACTACGAATGGCATTATCTAATTCTATTTTATTAGAACGTAAAGAAATTAAAGATAAGTTTTCTTTAACTTCACCATCTTTAGTAATAGGTGTAATAAATTTTTGTGAAAATGATGGAGAAGAAATTTCTAACTTAGGGATACTTTCGGGTGAGGATGTAGATTTTAATTCAAATTCTCCACTTTTATTTGTTAAAGTAGAATTTCCATTAGTATCTATCACTTTAGCTCCTTCAACGGGTAATTGAGTGGTTTCATCTATAATTTTACTTTTATAAACATATTCAACTTGAGCTTCTACTACTTCCCTACTATCAATCTCCATATCTCCTTTAAGCCCATAAAGTTTTAAATCGGGGTTTAGTTCATTTTGAATAAAAAATTTAGAAATTTCTAATAGATTTCCTTTATTTTCAAATTGACTACCAAAAGTATAACCACTAAAATCAAAATCACCTCTACTTTCTTTGAACTCTTCAGGAAAATTATATAGTACAGCTGTTAATGCTATAAATTCTTTCCCCCCATCATCAGAATATGGTTCCGAAAAAGTTAAGGTTCCTCTCACACCATCACCTCGAGAAATAAGAGAATATGTTTGATTTGTTGGCATTATATAGTTTTACTTACTTTAGATAATATAGTAGAATTACCATTAGAATCTTTCTTGAAATCTTTCTGAATTTCTTTTAACATGGTTTCTACACTACTAGCTACTAATGAAACCCCAGAATTAGGAACTCCATTTCCTCCAGGCCATAATTTTTGATATTTTAATACTTTTATTAAGCTAAGTAAAGATTCTGTTAGAAATTCTAAGTCTTTTCTTAAAGTTTCTCCTTTAACTAAAGGTTCAGTTGCATTTTTACTTCCTAATTTTATAGTAGTTCCTACATCTATAACAAAATTAGCAGGAGTATCAAAATTAAAACCTTTTATGGCTTCAAAACTTATAGTTCTTTGTGAACTTAATAATATATGATCCAAATTAGAATTAAAAACTAAACGATTTGAATTTAAAATTACTTGATTTCCTGAGTATTGTGAAGGTGAAGATGGAATTTCTTTAAAATCTTTTGTATAAGAATAATATCTTTGACTTGCTACTTTGATGGGGATTTTTTGGGTAGAAGTTAAATATATAGATGACTGATCACCATTAATATTTTCTGTTATAGGAATCCATCCTTCATCGGTAATATCCTCTTTATTTTTAGTTTCTGTTTTATAGATTTTTGAAGGTTGACCATTTCTTAATATCATTATAGGATTACCATTTTCACCAACTTTAGACCAATTATTTAGGGATTGAAAAGTAGGGCCATTAGGTCCTGGTTTTGGAGATTCGTATTTTGC